CAAAAGCCATGACCTTGCTCTGTATGTCGTTTCCGAGAGTGTAGCCGTCCTTCGCCGTCATTATCGTGACTCCGTTGTTCATGCAATATTCGAGTATTCGGAAAATCATGAAGAGAGACCTTCCAAGTCTCGAAATTTCGCCCGCCAACAAAACATCGCCGCGCTTCAATTTCCCCAAGAGTTTTCCCAATTCCCGCTTTTCAGGCTCAACAGTTCCGCTAACCCCCTCATCGTCTATATACTCGTCGATGTGCAGTCCTCTTGCCGTCGCAAGTGCGTCAACTCCTACACGTTGATTCTGCCCGTCCTGTTTCCCTGTCGAGACTCGCAAATAAGCATAAACCATTTATTTTTCCTTCCTGTTCTGACCCTGAAGTATCCCCCATAAAAGGCGGAGTTTCATCTGAAAAACCGCCTTTATATCGTCTGAAAATATTACCTCAACCGATTCGCCAATTCTTTTTTTACGTCTTCCAAAACCACCGTGAGTCCTTTTGTCTTGCACTCTTCACGATAACGGGCTTTGTCGGTTTCCGTAAAAATCAGCATTCCGTTGCCGTCTTTGGATTCAAGAAGCGTTTTTATTTCTTGCCCGAGATTCTGCGTTTGGACTTGACCGCCCATTGCGTTCTGCACCGTCTGAACGTTCTGCGGAATATTGGCGGATTGTGTCGGCATTACCGTGTTTGCGTCAACGTCCTCGTCTGAAGTGATTCCGAACATTGCACAAAGTGCATAACGTCTCATGTAAGTTATCGCCATTCCGAGTGTTTGAGCGTTGTTTGTCTTTGCCGATTCGATTTTTGGCAGTACCGTTGTTTCCTCGATGTATTCGCCTTTTCTGTTGAAAACTCTTGTTGTCAACGTGTTCTGCCCTTGTTCGTTCATTCCGACGAACTGCATATAAGACACTTCGTGCCGTGCGAGAATCGGCTTTAATACGCTTGTTATCGTGTCCAAATCCGTATAACGATAGTTGAACGCTTTAGCGTTTTTCGGCATTGTCGGGATTTCCTTCTGAACGTCCATGATAGCGGAAAGAAGCTCCGTAATGTTTTCACTCTGTTTCATTTGTGTATCTCCTTAAATATTTTGATGATTCAATCATACACGAATTAAATATTTTAGTCAATATTTTTTTTTTAATTCGTGTATGTTTTTTCTACCAACATGGGATGGTATTATCATCGAATCCATTCATGTCCGATATGTATTGTGCATTTTGCGTATATCCAACATTGGGTGCGTTTGTCTGTGCGTTCTGCGGATTCTGGTCTCCCCATGTAAGCAACTGAACGTCCGACACGATAACCACAATCTTAGAGCCTTTCGAGCCGTCTTTGTTTGTCCATGTCTGCTGTTCAAGGCTTCCGACAACGGCAACCTTCCCGCCCTTTCGAAAATACTGTTTCATGTTTTCTGCCGTCTTCCCGAAAATCGTACAGTCAATAAAACTTGCGGAGCTTGCATAGCTTCCGTCCGCTTGCTTTCTCGATTTGTTCACGGCAATTGAAAAATTCATTACCGCAGTATTGTTTCCGACATATCGGAATTGATTCTCTGTACCGTCTTTTACCAACCTTCCGACTAATACAACGTTGTTAATATCTGTCATTTTATCTCCCTACCCTACAGAATAGATTTTTCTTATTCTGTAGGGATTTTTTTTGTTTGGAACGGTTAAAACATACATCATATCAAATATATAGTCAATAGTTTTTAACCGTTCTTTTTCAAGAAACCGCCCCACTTTTTCGGGGCGATTCCGTTTGTTTAGCCGATTCTTTTTCTTGCGGAAGTCTCCACAACGTGCGAGCCGTGAATGTCTCTCAATTGATTGAGAGTATAGCGTCCTCGGCTTCTGCTTTTCTGCGTTCCACTGAATACCCACGCTTTTTTAGACCCACTGAACCAAAAGCCGAGTTCTTTCAACTCGTTTCTATAGGCGAAAGAATCGAAGCACCAAATCCACTCCCCGATGATTTCGATTTTCATGCCGTCAAACAGAACGATTTTCTGAATGATTTCGGCAAACTTGTCTTTCGTCCAATCAAAAGGGGCTTCTTCGTTGTCTGCGTTTGAAAAGTTCTTAGCGTTTCCGAGACGTTTGAGAGTGTTCTTATACTCTTCGTTCATCTTCTTGAACTCTTCCTCGGTCGCTTTTCCGTTGAGGTCGGGGTGCAGTCTCATGCACTCTTTGCGATACGCTTTTTTAAGTTCCTCAATTGTCGTGCAGTCTGAAAAATACTTTGTCATTTTGTTTACCTCGTTTGTTGTTTGATGATTTAACTATATAACAAAATAAAAATCATGTCAATTGATTTTTGAAAAAAAATTGGTATAATTTACGACATCACCATTATTTGATTTTTCTCCATATTATTTTGATTTTGCACGGCTTTTTTTGCCGTGTTTTTTTGTCTTAATTTTTGTATAGTTTTCGCTATTTAGTTGTAAAGTGTTGTTTACAGGACAACGGGCATTGTTCTGTAAACAACGCCCCCATTTTCATGTCAAAAATATCTGACAAAAATGTCAAAAAATTGCGACAAAAATGTCAGATATATCTGACTTTAAAGTCAAATATTATGACAAAAATGTCAGATATATCTGACTTTAAAGTCCGCCTAAATATAAATAAAATAAAAATAAATAAAAAAAGAATGAGAAAGAAATAATAGGCTTCTCTCTTTTTCTCTCTCTTTTGAAAATAAAAAAATGAAATGTAATTTTGATTTCAACAATCAAAAAAAACTAACCACAACAAACAGAACAGAAACGACATGAAAAAAAGTTACTAGGGCCGAATATCTTGACCGCCAAAAAGAAAAAAAAGCAAAGAGTTCCGCTCGTGTTAATAAATGTATAATAGCCGGCTCTGTAGATTCGTTTAGAGCGTTTCAAAACGTGTCGGTCGATACTTTTCTCAAAAAAACGTTTTCAATCGATTCTAGCCCCCTCTACGCTTCTCTATGGGGGTGTTTTATCTCATGCTGAAGTGTCGATTTTTGGAGATTGTCAGATGTTAAAAAAACGCTTGCTTTTTTATTGCATAAAGTTAAAGATTTGTGATATATTAAAACAGAAATGTTGTGATTCATTTTATCCAACTAAAATCCTTCAAAAAAAAAGTTTACCTTAGACTGATGAAAAATCAGTCTTTTTTTTGTTTGCATTTTTTTATAATTCAATATAATCTAATATTGAATTATAAAACTTTTTTTTTAAAGGAGCCGATATGAATCGACATTACAACACTTTCATCGCTAAAGAAACAAAAAGCATAAATTGTGCGGTTATCTTTGAGAATATCCGCTATGGTGTCCAACTGAACAGAAAAAGAAAAAAGTGCTTTTATAAAGGTTTGTATTGGGTCTTCGGGTCGTATGAGCATTATGCTGATTACTTCGACGAATTGACCCCCCGACAAATCCGCACGGCAATAACGAAACTTGAGGATTTGGGCTTTATTTTGAGCGACACAATCTGCGAAAAAAACAAAATTGAGAAGCACCACAAGAAAGTGAAGTGGTACACAGTCAATCCAAAATCAGAACTCTACAAAAAATGTCTCGAAGATGAGAAGAATGAACAGCTCGGAATAGCGTCTTATTCGGAAGGGGATGAGGATTTGGAGAAAGACGAATCCGACAACGAAACGGAAAAAGCCCCCGAAGCCGAAGAGACAGTCTCCGACACGAAAACGGAATCCCCAACGATAGCTCCGCAGGTTGTCGGAATGAATCACACATACACGGTCGAGCCGAATGTTTCACATGAAACAGTGGAATCCGAAACAATGGAAGCCCCGAACACAAATAAAAACTACGTCAAAGAACTCTTCAAGGCATGGAACGCTATAGGCGGAATGAACAGCGGTGAGATTCGGTTTTTGACGACTTTCGGGGCGACAAGGATATATCTTAACGGCTTGCACTCTGATGATGTTTTCAAAGCAATCGAAAATTACGGAAAAGTAAAATCGGCTAATGGGTGGTATAAACACAATCTATCATGGGAATCTTTCGCAAAAAAAATCGAACAGTTTCTGCCGAATAATTTTAAGATAGAAAACTATGTCGATGGCGAGGATTTGAAAAAAATCGAAGAGCAGAGAGAAGCCGAGCAGAGAGCCGAAGAGCAGAAAAAAGCCGAGCAAGAAGCCGAAGAGCAGAAAAAAGCGTGGGAAGCGAAAAGCACGGAAGAAAAAGCGTTCTATCAACTTGTGGGTGAATGGGAGCTTGCTCATTTTTTTGACAAAGAAAGGGTCGTGGAACTTTTGGAGACGTGGAAATCCGTGGAGACGGAAAGAAGCAAAAACGGCTATAAAACGATGATAAAAAATCAGAAATACGGCTTTGAGGGAAAACTGCCGAGCGACTTGTGGGACGGAAGTTTCGAGGAATGGAAAGCGGATTTTTTGGGAGCGAGAAAGACGGAAGCAGAAGCAAAGCCGTTTATGGAGCAGTCGCCCATGTCCATGATAGCCGACACTCTGAAAAGATTGAGGGGAGACACGGAGGAAGAAGCCCCGAAAGCAGAGCCAAAGGAAGAGCAAAAAGAAGCACGGAAAGCAGACGAGGATAGTCAAATGCCTAAGCAAATGGAGGGCGAGAGTTCTGCGGATTATCTTAGACGCTTGGGAACTTGGCAAATAAAAAAAGCGAATCTGTAAAAAAAATAAAATATTTTTCATAAAACCTATTGACTAAAAAAGTTAATAGGTTTATATTTTACTCATAAGGCAAGCGAATAGCAAAGCCAAACAAAATAAGCGAGGTGATTAAAATGAAACATGATTATTTTATTGAATGGTTTGACCTTCATGTTGGTACTAGATACACAACTTTAACCGACTGTAGTGAAAAAGAATTAAATGACTTTGTGGCTTGTCTGAAAATACAAGCAATACAAATAAAAGTCACAGTTTTGAAATAACGAAAAAGGCTAGGGCGGTTTTGGGGGATAACATGGAAATCAAGACAATAGGCGAGATAGTCGGAGCGAACACAGAAAGCAAGCAATACACGGAAGCCGATGTGTATGCGATAAAGTCGTTGAGACCGAATCAAGAAGTCCGTGGAAAGATGAACGAGAACGGGGTGGTATATAGAAAAGTCGTGTATTGGACGATGCTAAAGGATAGCCCATACACAAGATGTCCTATATGCCTGAAAATGTCGCACGGACAAACAGTGTCGATATTGAGGTATGAGCGACACAAATACGCTTCGCAGATTGACGGAAACGAATTTAAAATTGGCTATGAGGATTGGTATTTTTGTCCCAAATGTGAGAACTATTTCAACGATGAAGCGTTAATGCTAACGTTTTGCGAAAAGAAAGAACCGCAGAAAAAAATCTATTCAAAAAACGAAATCAAAAAAATATTTTCAGAAAATTAAAGAAAAAGTTATTGACAATATTTTTATTGCGGTATATATTTTAATCATAAGGACGGCAATAAAGCCGAGCCAAATTAAATAAACGAGGTGATTATTATGACACAGGAAGAACTTTTTGAGACAGTGGCGGACGTTTACAACAACGCAGATTCAATCAAGGGAAAAACCACGAAAGACGGCAAAGGCGAAGCAATGGAAGTTTATCTTGCGGAGCGTTACGGAAAGAAGCACATCATCTGTTTCAAGAAAGGTGTTGTTTGCGGATATTTTCCACAAGATGACTTTCTTTCAACCGCCGAAAGACTTGAAGCGATGTTTGAGAATTGCTAAAAGATAAGCAGAGACACAATCAACCGAGTTGTCAAGTATTTTTTGACAACTCGGAAATGGAGATAAGGAAATGAATTATCCTACAAAAATTATTCAGTCGTACAAGTTGGGGCTTATATCTAGGGCGGACTTCGTTCAGATGTTCAGAGTTTGGCAAGATGTGGAAATGGCGAGAAAAGCCATTAGAGAAATCGGAGATAGATATTTTTCCGAAAAAACCATTGACAAAAAATGAAAAAAGCCTTATCCCAGAATCATCAAAGAGAAAAACAAACGAGGTAAACAAAATGAAAGTAACGAATAATCTGAATCTGCCGTTAGCGTTCGTCAAGGCGGTGAGCGTGGAGCGACACAACAAGCCGAACACATACAGTGCGACAACCTTAAACAAAGGTATCAAAGAAACGATACTGACCGACAGACATTGGGAAGATTTGGAGACGGAAGCGAGCGACAATGTGTGGGCGGTATTCGGGACTGCCGTTCATGCGATTCTCGAACAATCAAAAGATGACAACTTCCATGAAGAGCGTTTCGAGGTTGCCGTGTCGAATTCCAAAGTGTCGGGAATCGTGGATTCTTACGACATGGAAAATCAAACAATCTACGATTGGAAGACGGCAAGCGTTTTTAAAGTCATGAAAGGGGATTTTGAGGATTGGAAAAAGCAAGGGCTTACCTATGCATGGCTTTTGAAAAAAAGTGGACTTGAAGTTAAAAAATGTCGTTTCGTTGCGTTGCTGAAAGACCACTCGAAAAGCAAGGCGAGGACGGCTGCGGACTATCCAAAAAGCCCGATTTTCGTGTATGGATTTTCCGTAACTTCCGAGGGATTGGAAGAGACAGAAACAAGAATCATCGAAAAGGTTAAGGAACTCGAAAAGGCGAAAAACTTCCCCGATGATGAACTCCCCCCTTGTACGAAAGAGGAAAAATGGACACAAGATGAAAAATGGGCGGTTATGAAAGACGGAAGAAAAACGGCAGTGAAACTGTTTGACGATGAAAACTCCGCCTTGAACTATGCGGAGACCCTCGGAAAAGGGCATTATGTTCAGTTTCGGGAGGGGATTGATAGAAAGTGCTTGGACTATTGTCCATGCCGTGAGTTTTGTTCTCATTATAAGAGATTGACGGCAGAATAGTTGACACTTTTTTTGAAAAAAATGCAAAAAATTTTTTCAAAGTGATTGACGCTTTTTGCATTTTGTTATATAGTTAAATCATCAAACGAACAAACGAGGTGATTAAAATGATTACACTTAAAAAAATCGAAAAGGCTTTGAAGAGAGCAAAAATCAATGAACGTGTAAGCCGTTCGGAATGGCTTGTGTACAGAAAAACAGAAGACGACTACAGAGAAGCGTTCTTGCGAAATCTTGTATGGGATATGGCATACGGACATACGCACGATAGCGATTTTGCTGATTGGTACACGAAAATCGCCATGGAAGAAAAGTTTTCAGATTCGTTTTTTATCAGATTCTTCTACGATGTAGAAGAGCATTTCAGAATGTGGAACGCAGAAGAACTTCACTAAAACACAAATGAAACAAAAAAACCTCCCCTTATAGGGGGAGGGATAGCGAGGAAAAGAAAATGAACGATACAAGGGATTTTATTTATAATTTCATTCATGGACGTGAGTGGGATTATCTGAAAAGCGAAGATGAAGAAAGAGAACTTTTGAAAAAAGCGAAGAATGGAGACAAAGAAGCAAGGGATAAAATTTTTTATTCTGTCTTTCTGTTCGTTGTTAAGCAAGTTACAGAAAAAAATCGTAAAAACGCAAGACGAAGCCTCGAATTATGGGAGGATTTGCTTATGGTAGGGGCGGAGGCGGTTATGGTTGCCATAAACAAATACGATGAAAAAAAGCTGAAAGCAAGTGGCGGAACTCGGTTTTTGACTTTCGCAAGCCTTTTAGTGCAACAAAAATTAGTCCGCTATATAGACACTTTAGGGCGGTTGTCTTATGGGAGCGAAACATTGAGGACTCGAAAACTTATGTTGTCGGAGATAAAAGACGGAACGAAAGAAGAAATAAAAAAAGTTGCTGAAAAATACAATGTCCGAGAATCGACTGTAAAAAAGTTGTATATAGGACTTTCGCTTTATCAAAGTTTTGATGTCGTGCCACGGGAGACTTTGTTTGCCAATAACGACAAACAAACAGACTTTGAAGAGATTGAAAAAAGATTTGATTTTAAAAAGGCTTGGAAGTTGATAGAAACAATCTGCACGGAAAAAGAAAAAAAGTTGTTGGTGTTGAATTTTGGGTTGTTTGGAAACGAAAGTGCCCCGATAGAAACAGTGGCGAAAGCTTTAGAAATATCCACAAAAACTGCGTATTTGTGGAGGACTAAAGTTTTGCAGAAAATCGCAAGAAAAATGCGAATCAATGAGGATTAACGTTTTTTACTAAAACCTATTGATTATTTTTGTTGATAGGTTTAGTATTATAACCATAAGGAACGGCAAGCAAGCCGAATAAAACAAACGAGGTGATTAAAATGAAAATTGATTACATGAACACTGAACAGTTGTTATTTATGGTAAAGCAAGAAAAAATGCTTTTCGGATATTTGGCGGTTCGTTATCCGACAATTGAGGAATACTTCTATAACGAGGATAGAAAAGAGTTGCACATAAAACTTGAAAATGGCGATTCTTTTTTTGAAGAAATCTGCATTGAAGATATGTTCGGATTTTCCCCGATAAGCAGTTTGCAAGGGAAAAAAGAGTGGATTTCAAGACTTGACGAAGAGCAGAAAGAAGATTTTATCAATTCTCCGCTTTATCATGTAGCGTAAAAAATACCGTTAAGATATTTATAAAAATATTTTGACGGTATATAATAAATCACTTTTGGCGGTTTTCCGAGAGGGCTTCGCAAAATCCAATGACAATCACGTAAGAAGCAAAAACCGTTTTTATTTTTATAGGGGGGATAATGACGAAAGAAGAATATTGCAAAACAATCGGATTGAATTATAGCAAAGTGCGAGGATTGCAGTCGAATACGCAATTCTCGTGGGAAGATTGTTTAGACTTGGTAAGGACTGATGGCGATTTCGTTGCGTGGAATGTAAAAAAACAGATTTCGGTAAATTTCAAATGTTTCGACAGTATTTGCGAATTCTTGGAATTGAAAAAAGAAGATGTTCATAACGCTTATGTCATGGGGATTACCGCTAACGGTTGGAATTTCGACAAAACCGAGAATTTTTCAAACAAAATTCACGAAGAGAATGAAAAGTTGAAAAAGGAGATAGCAAGCCTAAAAGACTTCATCGAGAACAATCTAAATAAGGCGATGAACGATATAAAAGAATTGAGAAAGAAGAGAGAGCGTGCCGAGAATCAAAAAAAACAGGGGTAAAAAAATGATTTTGGAGATTCGCAAAAAGATTGACGATGAAATGAAAACAGTCAGTATTATCGGGGGGATTTTTTCTTTTGTTTTCGACGAGGGGAAAAAAAGGCTTTTTATTCATAGCATGAATCCGAACAATACAATTAATCTGCCATGTAAAAATCTTAAATATTCGGTTCATGGAAATATTGTTTTTGCTGAAACAGAATAAAAAAAAGATTGACAAAATAAAAAACTTGTCATACAATAAAAGCATAAAAAAAGCCCCATGCACATTGATTTCGTGGTGGGGCGGTTATAGGAGATATAGTTATGGATTACAGACCTTTCAAAGACACAAGCGAACTGAATTATTGGTTTATCAAGCATTACTGCAAGGGTACGAAAATGCCGAAAGTGGCGAAGCCCCTTATTTGGTTGAAAGACAAGGATAACGGGGATAAATATCTCATCATCGGATTTTCGGGAATAAAAGATTCGGTGTGTGTTGCGTCAAATTGGGTTAAGGTTGAAAAACTTTTTGACGATTTCACATTCTGCGATGATAAGCCGTGCGGAATGCCGATAAAGCTACCGACAAGCACGGAAGCCCCGAAAAAGCCGTTTGACGGAAGAAAGAAAAGACTCTTTGTTGTCAAGCATAAGCCGTTTTAGAAATCAATGTGGGGGGTTTTCGCGAGTTGTGCTGAAAGCGTGGCAGAGTGCAAGTAGATTGCTTCCCTCACTTGTTTCTTTTCGTTTTTCGTGGTAGGGTGTTTATGTACTTCATGTCATAAAAGTATATATCTCCTTATAAAAGATTTGTTATCCCCGATTTCATTTTTTGTATTCGGGGATTTTTTTTGTTTTTTATAAAAGTTATTGACAATATTTTTAACATGGTGTAATATATAACCATAAGGACGGCAAAAAGCCGAGCCAAATAAAACAAATTAAAGAGGTAAAACCATGACAAGAGAAGAAGCAAAGGAAATCGCAGACAAGATATTTAAAGACTTGTTGAATAACAAAGCGGATGAACTCAAGAATTACACAGACGAAACATGGGGTGCGGTAGAAATCCCCGAACTTGATAAGAAAACTATAAAATCCATTTACACGGACGGACTTATGTTGGGGTTTTATCAAGGGTTTTCAGAAGCACTCAAAGCAAGAAGCGAGGGAGTGCATGATGAATTGATAAAGAAAATAAGGGAGCTTGAAGCCGAGGTAGAGGACTTCAAGAAAACGAATCGAGAATTGGCGATAGAGTGTATTGAGTTGAAACAGTACATAGCCGAAAACGAATAAAGCAAAAAGAAACGAACAGAAAACGAAGCGAAAAAATCGGGGATAAACTCTAAATGGATTTCGAGGAGCAATTATATGAACGCTTTGAGCGATTCTGCATTATGGTGGATAGCAACATATCAGAACACGAAGCGTTCATGGAAAGCACGAAAGGGGCGGATTTTCGCACCGTGCTTGCATTGAGAGACAGAATACAAAAAAATAAAAAAATAATGCACTAAAATTAAAAATAACGATATAATCAAAGTATTGAGAATTACCAATATAATTACCTTACGTTTGTTTGCCACTGATTTTTCAGTGGTTTTTTTTGTTTATTTTTTTTACAAAACTTATTGACAATATTTTTATTGTGGTGTATCTTATAACCATAAGGGAACGGCAAGCAAGTCGAACCAAACTAAATAAACGGAGGAAGATAATGCAAATAATGTATAAAGTTAATGGAAGACTTTTTGAATCGGAAAAAGAAGCCAAAGAGTATGAAAACTCTGAAAGAATTGCTTTGATTTCAAAAATCAATCAAATGAAAGATTTTGTTTTGCCAAAGGCTTATAAAAGAACAGTAATCGCAAAAGAAAATTTTTCATTAATTTTCAAGATGTCGAAAAAAAGTATAGTTAAACACGCTAAAGAAATTAGCAATATTATACAGGAAGTCGCTAAATCAAAAATTGCATTGGAAATAAAAATCTGTGAGTATAAAAAAATGCGAGAACAACTAAAAAAAATGTAAAAGTCTTTTGAATGGTTTTGTTGTAAATGTCGCCAAAATCTTCTATAATAGCAAAAAAAAGGAGCGTTTATGGCGACATTCGCAGAACTTTCAGAAACAGAAACCAACGAACATCACAAGAATATATTTTCGATTTTGGCAAGAAGAGAGTCCGCCTCCATGGTAGAGGATTCTCCGCATGAAATCGTTTTGGATTCCTCGGAAATCGAGGACATAAGAAACGAAATGGCTGAAATCGTCAAAGATTCGAGGACGGATACGCAGTCGCTAGACGAGATGAAAAAATCGCTCATGCTGAAAGTTCCGAAAAAACTCGAGCTTCTGACGAAAGACGGATATTATAACGACATTAACGGAATCGGTACGGATATTGACCCTGCCATGTCCACAGAATCATTTACCCCCGTTTCGTTGCAACCGAACGAAGCCACTGCTTACTATGCGAATGGCGGAATCCCTCAAAGAATCATAGATAAAAAATCGGGTTGTCTGTCTTTGGACGGTGTGCATTTTGCGTGTTCGTCTTTTTCTGCCGAGGATTTGACACGACTTGAAGAGTATGCGGATTCTTGTGGATTTTCGAACGCATACAGAAACGGAAACACACAAGCCCTTATCTATGGTGGTTCGGTTGTCTATCCGATTTTGACAGATGATAATCCGCTATCTTTTGGGGATTCTATCAAACAAATAAAGGAACGCACAAAAGGCAGAAAGAATTTTATCAAGTACTGGACGGTTGCCGATAGGTGGAACTGCGTTTTCGTTCCAAATTACAACATCACGGCTAAAGATTATTTGTTTGCAAGGTCGCTTTTCATTCCGTTGGGTGGTGTTCGTGTCAATACAGAACGAATGGCAATGGTGCGTCCCCGAAAGTTGCCGTTTTGGGGTGCGATACAACAAATGGGGTGGGCGACAAGTGAGTTTGAATCGTGGATAAAGGACTTTGAATCTTATCAGATAATGAAGATGTCTTTGCCTATCATGGCTCAACAGTCATCTTTGATGTATCACTCAATGCCAGCCGATGGTCTGATTATTGAAAACGGTGTCGAGTTCGCCAAAAAGTATTTTGAGGAAAACGAAAAGCAGATGAGGGAATGGAGCATACTTCACCCTCGCACCGTCAACTCAATCGGAGAAATAAAGATACTTGAACGCACATATAGCGGTTATCGGGATTTGATGACTGAATCTCGGCTTGCGTTATGTTCGTCTTCGGGTATCGCTGAATCAATCCTTTTTGAAGAGCAGGCGAGCGGACTTGCTAGCGACAACAAAGAAGATGTTACATTGAAACAGTCGGAGATGATTCGCCTTCTGTTCAACAATGTTGCCCCCTCTTACAAAAACTGCATTGAGTTGCTTGTGTGTTCTTGTTTCGGGGCGGATTCCGAGCAGGCTAAACACGCAAAAGAAGTCAAGATTACGAATGATTCTAATGTCGTTCTTTCCGACAGTGAAAAATCCGACATGGGTGTGAAGTTTTCGCAGATGATACAGACTTTATCGGGGGTGGGTGTTCCACTCGATACTTCTGTTAACATCGCCAAAACATTCATTCCGAATATCGACATTTCCGATGATATTATTAAGTCCCTTTCGGGTGGCGATGATTCAGAAATGACTTCGGATATATGGGAAATGCTTAACGCTAATCGAGGTATAAAATGACAGAGATTTTTTTGCGAGTCCTTCAAAAGAAAACCGAATGTAAACTGACATGGGATGAACTGTGTAAAAAATCAAAAATCGGTTTGTCCACGTGGATGGTCGGTGCTGATGAAATCCCGACAGACAAAGACTTAAAAAAAATCGCTAAAACTTTAGGAACTTCGCTTAGGTGGTTGAAGTATGGAAAAACAGAAAACGACTGAAAGATTCGGCTACATCTACAACAAAAAGACGGCCGAGGGATTCGAGAACATGAAAAAGCACGGAATCCCGAAGCCGTTGTTTTCTCTTCAATCCAAATTGGCAAAGTCCGTTGATTTCCGTTTCAAAAAAATGCTTCGTTCTCTTCTCAAACAGATAAAGGCGAAGATGAAAGAAAGAAACATTTCTTTGACGACTGACGAAAGGGGGAGCGATGAAGATGAGAACTTAGCCGACTTGATGAACTTTTTTGAGGAACAAGGCCGACTGCTCCACGAATCCGAGGAAATCGCAAAACGGGAGAATATGCGGTATATTGCCGAGGAACTTGAAAGAGAGTGGATTGATTCACAAGCCGAGGAACTTGAACGGTTAGACAATGTATATACGGGAGACATAGACGAAAACTTCCGCCCTCTTCTCGAAAAAGTATTTAAGCAGGAACAAGCGGATTACTACGAAAGACTAAAGGCGGATTCTTCCGTTCGTTTCAAAAACATTCTTGAGTCAATGGAAATTAACAAAGATGAGTTCTTCTCGCAACAGTCGCAAGCCGTCCGTACATTGTATATACAAAACAGTTTGGAACGCTTGCAAGGAGAAACGGATTTTCTTAAACGCAGAATTATTCAAGAGATAATCGACTACGCAACAGGGAAGACTGATAAACTGAATATCGATACATTGGCGAGGGCTTGTTTCGATTCGTGCAATACGTTGTCAAAACTTTTTGCACGGGACCAAATGCAACGGTTTAACAAAGCTTGTACGCTTGCGACTTTTTCAAGTGCGAAAGTGTCGAAAGTGAAGTGGATAACATCGCATGACGGAAGAGTCCGACCGACACACAAAGCACTTGACGGAAAGATTTTTAGTGTTGACGACTTGCCGAAAGAAGTAGACGACTACAACTGCCGTTGCGGTTTAGTCCCTGTAGAATACGAGGATTGAAATGGAAATTGATTTTGAGATACAAGGCGAGACCCCCAGCAAGAAGAACAGTAGAGTAAACACACGGTCGGGGAGAAGTTTTCCAAACAAGAGATACACGGAATGGCATAAAAACGCAATGAACGAACTTTTTGCAGAAGTGTTCAACTTGAGGAACGAAGAGAAAGCGAAACTGCCGATAAAACAATGCAAAATAAAATTGACGTTCATTCATGGGGATTTGAGAAAACGGGATTCAGACAACGGCACATCTTCGATTTTCGACACTTTGAAAGATTCGGGAATTATCACTGATGATAATTGGCAAGTCATAAAGCATTATGAAGTATCGAACGAGTTTGAAAAAAATAAACCTTCGTGTAAAATATGCGTGGAGGTGCTAGAAAATGAACAATGATTTTTTAGGAAATCTGCTAAATACAATAGCGTATCTAATTCCTGTTATGGGGTTGGTTTGGAAGGGTGCGAAAATATCGGCAAAGATTGACGCATTGGAGTCAAAGGTCGAGGAGAACATCGGGAAATTCTGTTCAGACCATAAGGCCATGCAGAAAGAGTTGGACGAAGAAAAAGACTTTCGGCAGAATGATACGCAGGAACTGAAAGATATTCTGAACAAGATACAGCAGTCGATTGTAAGACTTGAAACAAAAATCGACATTGAGGACAAATCAAAAAAGGGAGCGTGAAAAATGAACTTAACGGAATTGAAAACGCAGACATTGACGGAACATCCGCAGACGGTTGCCGAGATAATGGACACGTTGACGAAAGAACATATCCACTATATCGCAAAATATGGTTGTTGTGCGTTTTCCCTTTTGTGGGCTTTGGGCTTCGACATTTCCGAGAACGTCAAGGCGGTGGAGATTCTTTCGCACATGATTGACGCTAAAGTAATCGGAAACGACTGCACCGTGTATTGGAAAGACGCTATAAAATACCTCACGGGGAAGGATTCTATTGTCGAGTTCAAACAGATTCAGAACGCAAGCGAATTGAAAAGCATTTCGGGGCGGTGTATCGTGAGATTCGACAATAACGGCTTTTCTCATTGGGTAGGGGTCGAGAATGGAGAGGTCGTCTACAATAGTCTGAAAGATTCAAAGTGCGTAAGATACGGCAGGCCGACAACGGCACGTATCATTCATTTTGTTTAAGGGGGATTCCATGAAATTAAAAAACGTTTCTTTGCTTGTTAAAATCGCATTGATAACAATCGGCTTCGGGCTTTGCGTGCTGAAATGGTTCGGAAAGTTGCCGAGTGCGTCAATCAATGAAATTTGGTATTCAATCGCTTTTGCTTATGGCGTCGGTCTTGGCACGATTGACTTCAACATTATCCGAGACAATTGGATAGAGGGGCAGAATGAGCATCGGTAACTTTTTTTTAATCGCAGTCGTTGCGTTTCTTGCGGTTGCGGTTATGTTTTTGGCGTGGAGAGCAGAACGAAAAAAACGAAAGAACTTTGAACAGTTGGCAGAGTTTTATAAATCGGCTTGTGAAACCGTCAACAAGCACAACGAGGAACTGCAACGAATCAACGCAAAAAAAACGAAAGTTGAAAAGGCGATAAACGGAGCGACAACAGATGAGGAAAATATTAACATTTTTAATTACATTCGCACTCTTAACAACAATCGGGTGCAGAACAACGCAGACGGTCGAAACGGAAAGTGTAAGAGCGGTCAAGATACTTCAAAGACCACAAAGACAGACAATCGATGAAATCGACTTGAACAATAAGAAAGACGTTTTGAAAGTCTTGAATTATTATGAATATTTGGTTGAGACGTGGGAAGCGTGGGCTGATTGCGTGGATTATCTTCTAGGGATTTCCGAGAAAATGCCGACTGCCGAAGATTACGAGCCGTTTGTTTGGGGAGGTGAGAACAGTGGCGGAACTGAAAAATATCAGGATAGCGATTAGCGGAATCTATGATTACGCATTGTCCGAGCTTCCGTCTTTGAGGTTGACACTTGAGGACGGAATCGAGAAGAAAGACATTTACAAAGTCTACAGGCCGGCTACCGTTTTGGCTAAGGCGGTAAAGAAGTTTTCTATGCTTCCGTTGACACATCATCATCCGCAGAACATCGTGGACGGTGAAAACTTTCGGGAGCTTGCTATCGGGTACACTGGAGAAAATCCAACGGTTGAATATCTTGACGACATCGACGAGGTGGGAATCCGTTCAACCGTCATGCTGTACGATGAAGAAGCAATAAACGCATATACTAATGGGGAAGTTCAACTATCACCTGGATATGTAGCCAATTTCAAGTGGCAGAAAGGGAAGACAATCAACGGGGAGGAGTACGACATCGTAATGACAGAAATAACGGACGTTAATCATCTTGCGTTGCTCCCGAACGGCCGAGGGGGCGACAAGGCAGTCATTCTTGACCATGCCCCGAAAAAAATGACGGTGTTTGACAGAGTGAAAGGAAATGTCTTTGACCGTGCGAGGGGGTGAGCATGGCAGAAATCAATTGGCATTATGTGTGGTTTCGGACTAACGAGCAGATTCGGGAAAAGGGCTACACATGGAACAAAGTCTGTAGAGGGATTCCGATTCCGATGAAAACATGGATGTCGGGTATCCCTACAGAGCAACCAACAGAGAAAGAAATCGAGTTAATTGCAAAGTTTTTGAATGTGTCTTATGATTACTTGATGTATGGGAGGATAACAGATGAATAAAAAGTTGTTCGGATTGATTTCAACAATTGTTATCGCTTGTGGAACGGTTGCAAGTGCGGTTGTCGGATATGTTCAGCCGACATATTACACGGCAATTGTCGGAGCGATTGCGATAGCAGTCCCTGCAATCAATGATATTCTTTTGCTTTTTGTGAAAAGCGAGGGGGAAGAGTAAATGAAAATACTTTCGGGGCTTTTTCGTATTGCGAGAAAGAGAACACAGACAAAAGACGGAGCGGAGGATTTCAAAGAAAGATTGTCCGCCCTTGTAGATGAAAGGGAATCCCTTTCAGACGAGGGGATTGAAAAGAAGGTCGAGGAACTGAAAGCCATGACGGCAGACCTCCCCGACAGTGAAGACAAAGAGAAGTTGACAAGATTTCTTGAGGACTTCAAGGCGGTAAAGTCGCAGGACGAAGCAACGGCAAAGGAAGCGGTCGACATGGTTGCCAATCTGTACGAATCGCTTGACGCTTCGGCAATGAGCGACACTCCGACAGAGACAGCGGAGACAGCAACCGAGAAAACAGTGGCGACAGAAGAGACCTCGGACGAAGACACAACCGAGGAAAAGAAAAAAGAGGAAACCGCAGACGAGGACGGAAGCGAAGAGCAGAAGACCGAGAAATCGACAAAAGACGAGGGTGAGGAAGCGGAAGAGAAACGCTACACAATCTCCGAGATTGTCGGACTTTTGCAGTCTCTGAAAGACGTGAAAGACGCTTGCAAAGACGAGGACGGAAGCGAAGAGCAGAAGACCGAGGAAACCGCAGACGAGGATGGAAGCGAAGAGACCGAGGAAAAGAAAGGCGAGGTTACATCAGACCACGCTCCGATTGTCGGAATCGGTCTGAATAGAATCAAAGCAAACGGTTCACTTTCGGCAATGTTTGCGAACTTGAAAAAGGGAGGTAGATAATGGATTCTACAATGGATTTGGACATTGGTTTCAAAGGTGGTTTGAAACTTGACGGAATGGCGGTTCCCCTTGCCGAGGGATATTTGAAACTTGGCGGAATTGTTGGGGATTCTGACGGACTTCCGTTTGGTGTTGTCGTTTCGGCAGACCCTACAGACCCTGCGGTCGTAACGAAAGGAAAGGCGAGCGGAAAAGTCGTTCGTGGTATTTCTGTTTTTGATGACGCTATAGCACAGAACGCCCCCGCCCATGCTTCAAGATACTTGGACGCTATGCCTTGTGCTTTTGTGGCAAAGGGGCTTGTCAAGATTGAGAATGTCGATTTGTCCAATGTTCAGCTTGGCTATAAAGTCGAGTTCAACACGACAACGGGCGTTCTTGGTTTTGTGGAATCAACGGCAAGCACAGGTGCGGAGCTTCTTTCCAATGCGGAAGTCGTAGAAATTACGAATGACGCAGTTTATGTTTGGTTGTCGTAACGGAGGAATTGACGAATGATTATTGATTGTTCAAGTGAGTTCAAGAAACTCGGAAAACTTGCGAACCGTTGGATAAACAACAACGGAAAAGCAAACGCATTGATGAAAGACGCTACATTGCAGATTGGTAGGGCTTCGGATTCTCATTATGGAGTCAGTGCTTCCGCAATCTCTTCTCCGCTTTATGTCGGGGATTCAGCCGTTATCGGCAACAGCGTAGGACTTACACCCGAACTCGAAGCACTCTACAAAAGGAACGCTTACGGGGTGGACATCAAACCACGTTTCAACATGAGGACGGGAAAGTATGACATGGTATTTTCAAAGAGCGGTATCAAGTCATACACGGGTGATAGTGGCGAACTGATTTCAGCGCAGGCGATTTCTCCGTGGAACGCTTCGTTCTTTCCGCAGATTTTCAAACAGCCGTTGCTGTACTCAAAGGCGAGGGAACTCGTAAAGCGTTACGGTGGCACAAACCCGTGGGCGGAAGTGCAGAATTTGCAGTTGGCTTCTTACAGCGGTTGGGGTTTGGTTGACGAGTCGGGAACTGTTGGGGCTAACCTCAAACAGAACGTGAACGTCCAGAGTGGTTTGATGACTTCTGCAATCATCAACATCAAAGTCTTCTACAATTTCACAATCGAGGAAATGGAGAGGGCTAAGGGCGAGGGCGGTTCTCCGTTCGCTTCTGCCTTGATGACCGAGAAGCAGAGATACGCTCAGTATGTTATCGACATGATAACGGACTATCTCACATATTACGGAAACGAAGAGACAAACACGCTCGGACTTTTCGACATCAACGGTGAGACAACTTGGAGCGGTTCGACACTTTCGGAAATCGCAAATGATACGAGCAACACTGCAAAGGGCTATACAATGTACAGAGCATTGGCGAAAGTCATTACGGACTTTATGGACGCTTCGCAGAACAAGTTCAACATTGTTCGTGTCGCCATGTCGCCAAAGGCCTACAACCTTTTGACGAGTGTTCCGTATTCCGACAACTACGAAGCGAAATCCGCCCTTGCGATTTTTGAAGAGAACTTCAACGCAGGTGTAACGAAGAACGGAGCGAAGCCAAAGATTGAGTTCTTTGCCGACCCTCTTCTTTCGGCTTCTACCGACTTCAACGCAAGTGCCGAGGATAAGTTGGTTATCACAGCCCCCGAAATCGACACGGGAATCGAGGAAGAAACAGAGGATTTGCTCATGTTGGGTGTACCACTTGAGAATTTCACATATCCCGTTTATCCGAACTCTTATGACCAACAGCACGCAGTCCTCCGCAGATTTGCGGGTGTGTTTGCTCCAATTTCTAAGGCGGTTAAAGTCTATAGCGGATTTTCAACAAAAGCGTAGAGCGTAGAGCAAGGAAATGAAAAAAGGCGGTTGATTTCTTGTACTCAACCGCCTTTTATTGAGGATTAAAAGCATGAGATATATTCAGTCGTTTTATCAGTATCCGATAACTTTTTCGTCTGTCGGAAAGATAATCCCTGCAAAAAATGCGGTGGGAGAGATGAAGAACATAGCGGAGTTTTCGGAAAAGGAAATCGAGACGCTTGAAAATTGCGAGCCGTTCTATCGTGAACTCGTCAAAAACAAAAAGATTCGTGTATTGAATCATCTGCCGTCCTCTTACGTTTCAACTTCCACAAAACTTGACGAAGTGAACAAGGAAGCGGAGACGCTCAAGAGCGAGAACGAGGAACTTAAAAAGCGAATCGCAGAATTGGAAGCGAGTGCGAATGTTTCACATGAAACAGATGAAACAGATGTTTCACATGAAACAACCGAAGAAACAACCGAGGAAACGGCAACGAAGAAGAGAGGACGCAAGGCGAAGAGCGTAGAGGAATAAGGGGCGGAGCATGACAGTAGAAGAGTTCAAATATTCAAATAACTTTCCGAACTTGACAGACTCGGAGATTGACGAAGCGTTTGAAATCGTCTCTGCCATGTTTTCGGGAGTCCTTACTTGTTGGAAGAGAGTGGAAGAGCCGACAAGGACAAAAAAGCGAGAAATACTGTTGAATCTGTTGATTGCTTGGTACTTGTTGGACATGAATCCCACATCGGCCGAGGGCGTTATCGGGAATGGGGGTATGGCCGTTACCTCAAAGAGTATCGGAGGGACTACCCTTTCATTTTCCGACATGGACACGCAAGAGGGATTGAAACAACTCAACTCTAACACGTTCGGACAAAAAGCCCTTATGATGATTCAAGGAATCCCCGAAAGGTTCTCAATCTATGGTTAATTTAAGAATGTCGATGAGAGAAATGCCGAATACGCAGGAACTGAAAGACTTCGCAAAGAAAGCGAACGTTACGGTTGCGGTCGGTTTTCTGTCGGGTAGACAACACGTTCCGAAAAACTCACAAGGCGAATCGAAAGAAACGGCAGAACTTGCAAAAGAATTGTCGTATGGAACGGCAACGACACCCGCCCGTCCTTTTCTTGAGGAAGGAATCAATTCAAAGAAAAACGAATTGGACAAGGCGATGGAAGAGCAAGTCGAAGCAGTGAAGAACGGCAAAAACGCTAATTGGGATAAGGTCGGAACAATGGCGGTCGGAGCGGTGCAGGAATTTGTTAGGGGCGACTATTACAAAAGCACTAAACCGAACAGCCCCGAAACAATCAAGGAAAAGGGGAGCGACACCCCATTGATTGACACGGCGGATTTGTTGAACTCATGCGAATATGTGGTGGAGGCTTAGTCATGGGCGGTATTTATGGCGATATGATTTTAGCGTTCCCCGAACAGATGAGGACATTCACGGCTTATCAGATGAATCCGTTAGTCAATGGCGGTTGGGAAAGAGTCGAGGGGGGCGAGGTCGAGATTCTCGGAATCTTGCAGAACACAAAAGGGAACGCAATAGCGGAGCAGGGCGGAAACCTTGTCTCAAAAAGTTCGTTCGAGTTGTGGACTTCATCGGCAGGTTTGGACGGCTATTTCGTGGACGTACTCGGCAAACCGTTCAGAATGATTGATTCCAATCAATGGATTTTTGAGGGCGGTTTTTATCGGTATACTTTGGAAAAAGTGGGAGGCAACAATGCAACTGAATCAGACGACACTGCGTGGAATATTGGCGGAGATTCTTTCAGTTGATGAAAACCACGTTGTTCCGAAGCAGGGAAATTGGTGGAATCCGCAGAGCAAGACGGCAAATATTGAAACGTGGGTCGGCTATAGGATAAGAAGCAACAAGCCGAGGGCAACACCGAGTTATTACGAACTTGAAGAAGGGAAAAACTCTCTTTGTGTTTTGAAACTTGCCGAGATTGAATTGCAGATTGTCGGGAAAGACAGTGAACGGATTGCACAAAGTTTATCAACGTGGGCTTTGAGGGCGGACGTAAAAGAAGCGTTGGCGAAAGTCCACGGTTCAATCATGTACGAGGATTTAACGGCAGTTTCATCGGATTTTTATCAAGACGGAAGAAATACGGTGGTGGCTTGGAACATTCCAAACATGAAAATATTGTGGTATGATTGCTACGAAACAAGTCAAAGAGTTTTGACACAAATAACATTGGGAGGCAATGTAAATGGCAGAGTTTAACGGGTCGATTGCACAAGTTAACGTGCAGTTTCCGATTGAAACAGTTATCGAGCCGATAGCAGGCGAGAACTATTCAAGGGCGGTGATTTTTGCTCATGTCGATTTGGCGAGTGAGAATCTCCCAAATGTAACGACACCCACGGCAGGGCAGAAAATTGAACTTGATTCGTCAAGTTATGCGAGCATTACGGGCGGTTTGCTCAAAAAATGGCTTGTGCCGTTTTTTACATCAGCGACAACGGCAAAGGTTGCGGTCGTGCTGTACGATACGGACACAACGACAACGACAGTTGACCCCGACACGCAGGAAGAATCAACGACAACGGTCGAAGCTACTTGTCCGCTTTCAAAGGCTTACGAGAAGTTCAAGTATTACGGATATTTCAAATTCGCCCTTGCGGAGTTGTCAAACTATGTAAGCGTTCAGAAAGAATTGGCTTCATTGTGTTTGGTTGACCCTCTCTATTCAACAATGTGGGTGGGAACTTCCGACACGAACGTTCTTAAAAAGACATCTGCATTGATTACAGAGTTGAACAGCGTGAACGCAAATGTCCGTGTAATCTACAATCCAAACGCAGAAATAAATCCCGCCCTCGCTCAATTGGGTGATACATTGGCGGTCGTCAATTCAACGGGTACACCGATTGGAAACGACATTGACGGACACGCTTTTTCGACAATTAACGCAAGCGGTTCACTTGATTCTGACGGAAACTATACGAATCTTACGGCAACGGAAAAGGCGACACTTGACGAGCAGAAAATCGGGTATAACACAGCGGTCGGAGACGGTACGGAGAATGTCGTCACGGAAGGTTCTTTGACGCTTACGGGCGAAGTTGTCGGAGCGAATTGGGTAAAAGCGTATATTGAATATCTTTGCAAAGTGAAATGTGCAAACTACATCACACAGAGAAACAAGTTCAGAAACAACGCAGAGTATCAAGGAATCTTGACGATGATGAGTGCCATTATCAAACCGTTCATTGATTTCGGACGCTTGGCGGATTACTCGATTACGGCTCCGACTTTCTCACAATTGCCAAAGTCGGCAGATTCGTTCACGGTTGCGAACGCATGGGAAGCAACTTACATTGACAGACTTCGCAGTGTTGTTGTATACGGTACATTGTACGTAACAACACCGAGCAAATAAAAAAAAGGAGCGTGAAGAATGGCAGTACATACAATAATTTCGGCAGGGCAATTTACCGTTACACTAACGCACCCATTGTGGAATGACGGTGCCCCTACGACAATCGGGGGCTTCAAACTTGAAGGGCAGATGGTTTCTGACCAACAGAGTATCGATTCTTCAAAACTCGTTGCGTTGGCTAAGGGTGATTCAATCACAATTACCAACAACAATCTTTCGGGAGAGTTGACGTTTAACGTAACGGCAAGTGATTCGGAAAATGACATGGTAAAAATCGCCAAATACTTGAAGAGTATTGGGGATTCCGTTGGCGGTACAATCCGTATCACGGAAGACATCAACGGTGTAACAAAGGGTGAGACTTATTACGCTTGTACTGTTAAGTCATGTCCGAACAGAATCATTCAAGGAAATGACGCTCCCGATTATGCGGTTGTTTGGAATTATGGCGAATACGAGTCCGACTGATTGAGAGGTTTTGAAGAATGGAAGAATTGAAACTTTCAAGGGCGGTATACACCGAAGCGATTGAAAAGATTGAGAAGGTATCCGAAAAATCGGCTTATCTTGACCAGTTCGAGTGCGAGTTTCCACAAGGATTGAACACAGCCAACGTCATGGAGATTTGCAGAATCATCGCAGACTCTTCATTTGAAAACAAAGTTCGTTTGATGAAGATTTGCGTTGCAGGCAAAAAAGTCAACGTAAAGTGTCCAAATGGAGAGAGTGAATCATTCATATTGAATGACGCTTCCGACAGTTTGGACAGCATACCACTTTTTCAGAAAGAGCCGTTTGCGCTTGCCATGCTTGCGGACGTTGTCTATGGGTATGTCCTAAAAAAATCAATTCGCTTTTCGGGGGTAGCCCGTCCGAAGAGCAAGACGGAATAGACATAAAAAGCATTAGAGCAAAAAATGCCATAAGGCGAATTATGCCTAATTCGTTCTTATGGCTTTTTTATTCTTTTAATGCCGAATACGGAAGAGAGCCGAAAGATTTAGATGATTTTGTTGACGGCTTGAAGTGTCTAAGGGCTAAAAATAAGGTACAATCTATCTATAGCGAGGTTGATAATGGCTAACGGTTTTTTGTTCGACATAAAAGCGGTCGTAGACAAGCAGAGTTTTCAGAATGGAATCGCAAGCATAGAAAAGGTTGCGGACGTTTCCAAAAAAGCGATTTTAGGAATTACGGGAATCGCCACTGCCCTTATCGCAACGGCTAGCAAGGCAAGCGAAGTCGCAACGGCAGAAATGAAAATGGCTAACGCTATCGGGGTATCTTCGGACGCTTTGGCGAATTGGAAAACCTCGGCAAGCATAGCAGGAGCGAGTGCGGACGGTCTTATCTCTTCATTGTCTTCGATTGAATCCAAAATGCAACACCTCAAAATGGGCGAGGTTGATAGCGGATTGGCGAAGAATCTAGCCATGATGAATATCGGCTATGGCGAGTTCGCAAACATGGACAGCAATCAAAGAATGTCCGCAGTATTCGGCAAGGCTAGCGAAATGCAAGACCAAAGAATGGCGAGCCAATTGATTCAAGACACTTTAGGAAAAGCAGGCCGTGAGTATTACGATATGTTGAAACTTTCGGGGAAGTCATTGAAAGAACAAATGGCGGAAGCGAAAGCGTTAAACTTTGTGTCCGAATCATCTAGGAAAAAAGCGGTTTTATTTGGAATGGAAATGCGAGCAGTAAAAGAAGCAGGTGCGAGCATTTTGAAACTTTTCGGGATGGAACTTGCAGGAGCGATTACCCCGACAATTCGCAAAGTAAAAAAATATCTCATCTCAAACCGTGAACAAATACGGAAAGGTATTTCGGGAGTCGCTCAAAGTATAGGTGCTGTATTTAATGCAATTTTTGGAGTATTGGCGAAAGTTACTCCACTTGTAACGGGGCTTATAGATAACTTCGGGGGATTGACAAACGTTGTCATAAAATTGGGGGTCGGCTTTGCTTCGATGAAATTGTTAAAAGTTGCAAGCGGTTTGAAGTCCGTTGCATTGGGTATAAAAAGCGTGAAATCAGCGGTTTCAGGACTTGCGGGTGGACTTGCGACAATGGGACTCGGAATGTTGCTTGAAGATGTCGTTTCTCACTTCATGGGCGGTAATTCGTTGATTTTTGATTTTGTAATTCCGAAGATGAAAGAAGCATTTGCAGAATTAAAAGAAATGTTGGACTTGGACGTGGAGACGGACGGCATACAAGAATTGATAAAAGGTTTCAAGGATTTAGGCGATAATCTTAAAAAAGCATGGGATAATGCGAAACCGTTAAAAGACGTGTTAAAAGAAATTGCAGACATAACGTTAAAACTCGGCTTTAAATTGTTTCTAGATTCGTTGAATGATTCATTGACAAGATTGAACGACATGGCGGTTATTCTCGGTAAATTGTTGCAGGGTGATATTTCGGGGGCTATGGAATATTTCTCAGAACGACAAGAGCAGAAAAAACAAGAGCGCACAACGAAGAAAGAAAAAGCACTTGAAACAGTCGCTCGATTAGACTCAAAACAAGACGCCACCACAGATGAAAGGATAGAACTTTTAGCAGGGGCAGGAACTGTATTTAAAAGCAACCTTGAAGAAGAAAGAGCCAAACTCGGTATAGCAGGGGAGATTGGCCCACTTGGTACAGTATTGGGGTTGCCAAATGCGACAGTAAACACCGTCAAAGACATTTACGATGCGAAGAAGCAGAGAGAACAACAACACTCATCGGGAAGTTTTGCGGACACAGAAACTACCACCACGAATCCACAAAAAAAGCGAGGATTTTTAGACCGTGTAAAATCTTTTTTTTCGGGGGATAAAGATGATAGCATAAACGACGGAATCATCAGTCCTAACGGACACGTTACACAGTTGAATCCGAATGATTGGGTGTTTGCGGTTAAGGATATTTCTGATTTGGCTAGCGGATTTTTGCCAAACGTTACAACCAATAACAACAGAAACACGACAAACAACGCAACTTATACAATCAATCAAAGTTTTGTTGTTAATGGCAATGGTAGTAACATAAGACAACAAGCATACAACGGAACTGCGGAAGCCTTGCGAGTAACTGTCAATACGGCAAATCAAAGAATGCAGATGATGAGTGGGGCGAGATAAAGGAGCGTTAAAAGATGATAGTATCATTAGCAAAAGCGTTATTGGGTAAAGATAAAGACTACCCAAAAGCGAAACGGCTTGTAAAGTCGATGATAACAAATCCTGCCATTATCTCGACAAATCCGCCATTCGCAATTTCGCTAGAAGTTGAAAGTTATGACAAAAGCGGAACTGCGGAAGTGTCGCAGATTCCGATAATCGTAGCAGGAGCGACAAGCAAGCAAGTCTTGAACGACAATGTAGCACCACAACCGAAAGAATGGACTCTAAGCGGATATATTGGCGGAGACGACACAATAGAGCAAACAAACCTTTTCACTCCTATAGTATGGGCTAATACGCAGATGTTGTGGCTTGCGTTTACGAACGGTTCGAGGGTTATCTTCAAGGACATCGACCAAACGTTACACACGAATTGCGTTATATCTTCGTTTTCCACTTCATACCGTGCGGACTGTAAAAACAAAACACCTTTTTCAATGGTATTGAGGGAACTCATAAAGATAGAAGCGGAGACGGCAGAATTGACGGAGACCGAAAAAATGTCCTCGGCAGACAATGCAACCTCGGATGCAGGAACAACGGGCGGAAGCAAATGGGCAGACCCTCAAACTGTTGTGTTGCACAAAAAACTAGACCCCTCGACAATCGGAACGATATACACAAAATAAGGAGCGTTTAGAATGTTGTCAGCAGATAGTGTTTTTATTGTGGATTGGCCAAACTCGGAAATTACGGAAGATTTCAAGTTCTCATGCGTACACCCCGATGGAGTTTTCACATTTACGTTCAAATATTTCAATGACCGTTGGAACGCATGGGCGGAACTTCCTAGCGGAGAAATTAGAGCGTTCGGAGTTTTGCCGAATGTCGTTTCATGGACGGGATATATTGACTATGCTATTTTTTTCTCAACGAGTTTAACGTCAATTGATTTTGATTCGTTGACCTCGACACAGTTAATTATTGTGAAATGGGAGTGATAGATGTTTCGTGATTCGTTAAGTTATTTAAAAAGCACAATCGTGCAACCGTCAACGGCAAACTTCAACAAGATAATCAATTTGAAATTTAAAACGAACAACGGACAATCTTTTGAAGTGAAAACACCGAAAAAAGGGTATAAGCCCGACATTGAAATCAGCGGAAGTTTTTCGCCTAACGGATTCGCAGAAAACTTTGAAATAAGGGTAAAAAATCTATACATTGACGGACTTAACGCAGATTTAACGACTGTTGAAGTCAGTGCAGGATATGAAGATAAAATATCGTTGGGGATATTCGGGAGCGTTACAAATTGTTACACGGCAACACCCTCCCCCGACAAAGAAACTGTCATTCAATGCACAACGGCACAGACACAAACGTGGAACGTATCAACGATAAATCTAAATCTTTCAGAAGGTTTTACTTTGTCGGAAGCCATAACACAGATTTCAAATAATCTTGAATATGACACTCCGAATATCGATTCATCGATAGCGACATTGACAAGCAACGCTCCATTTTTCTTCAATGGGAAATGTTCGGATGCATTGAATCAATTAAAAAAGTATTTTCCGACAATGTGCGTTGAGACAGACGGCAAAAGAATAAAAATATTTTCCACAGAATCGGAAATGAAAACAACGTTAACGCATACTTTAAAAGTATTCACGCAAGCCCCCCAATTTTCGGGGGGAGTCGCGTCACTTACGATTCCATTCAATCCGATGATACATTGTGGGGATTATGTTAAATTCTCGTCAAACTTTTCGAGTACATCTATAGGAAGCCTTAATTATAACACGGCACAAGTCAACACCATTCAATTTTCGTTCGGAACTGTAAGCGACACGAACGAAATGATTTTGACGTGTACACCGTTGTCGAGCTAAAAGAGAGGTAAAAAAATGACAACACTACAAGCAACTTCGTTGAATGAAAGGGATTTGATAGAAAACATTTTATCATCGTTTTATATCGTGGATTTCGGCTATATTAATCAAGTCAACTCGGACAAAACCGTGAACGTAACTCATGCAGGCAAAACAGTAATGATTGACGGCACGGAATTAAGCGAAACGGTTACGGAAAATGTCGAAGTCTTGACGATTTGCGGAAGTGGTTTCGGGGTGAGTTTCGACTACAAGGCAGGCGACCGTGTTCTGTTGTTGGGATTGAAAACTTACGTGCCGAAAGTGTCGGAAGTAACACAAGCGGAAGCTCCGAAAAGTTTCATTCACTATAATCGAGCGACATTAAAGGCAATTCCGATGTGCATTTTTTCCGAGAATTCGCAAGTCAAAATAATTGCAGAAAGCGGAGCATTGACGATAACGGCAGAGAAGACAATAAAAATAAACGGTGATAAGATAGAACTGAACGGAAACGGGAAGCAGTTTGTTTCTTGGCAGGAACTGAACACGGCTTTAACACAGTTTTTAACGACATTGAAAACGTCTTTGCAGACAGCCACTTATGTCAACGCAGGCGGAACACCTACTGTTTTGGTTTTCGCAAATCCGTTGCCGAGCAGTATTGACATATCATCTGCGAAAAGTCAAAACGTTGTTTTCGGGGGTTAACATGGACATTGAAATGCAAGCGGAAGACACAAGCGGAGATTATCCGATTTGGGATTTGAAGACGAGCGGAAGCATTGTCCCGATAATCACAGATGAAAAAGAAGAAATACAGACCGCCACCCTTGCTTGCTTCTTGGAAAAAGGAAGCATAAAACAGATTCAAGATGTGGGGGTGAACTGGGCTTCTTTTTTGACGGGGGACACGACTTTCGGAGAATTGGATGCGGAGATTCGGCAAAGTCTGATAAATGCGGATAAAACCGAATACGTGCCGAATTATCTGTTGAACGATGATAAATTAACGTTACAAGTACAAAAGAGGATTTATTAATGAGTTTCAAAATTGACGGAACAACATGGTTGCCTAGCACAACCGCAGAACACGCACAAGAGTGGATGAACGGTATAAACGACCTTTTGGAAGAAAACGATGTTAGGGATTCGGACGGAAACGTTGTTAAACTTTCGCAGAACTTCGCAAACGCATTGTATCTTTTAGTTTTGTCGGGAGCGGACAGACTGAAAGACAATGACGAGAAATTGCAGTCCGCTATCAACTCATTCAATATCGAATTGTGCGATGATGAACAGATTGAGAATCTTTTGCCAATTGCTTCGATTACAAGAAACGAAGGTTCTCCTTCGACGATTGTATTGACTTGTACAGCAAGCGAAAACGGAAGTTGTTATATCCCCAAAGGAACAAAAGCCCCTTTTGGCGATGTCAATTTTTTGACAGATTACGCAATAACAATACAGGCTGGCAACACCGTTAATATCACGGCAACGTGCGACACGGTGGGAGCGATAGCTGTTTTGAAAGGCGAGATAACAAGTTTTGATGTGCAGATTCCGAATCTGTTGAGCGTAATAAACAACACATCTAGCGAGGTGGGAACAAACGCAGAAACAGTCGATTCATTGAGAATGAGGATTCAGAAAGGGCAGACAATCCCTTATTCTTTGGACGGAGTGAAACTTGCGATAGAGGAATTGACGGGTATAAATCACGCTAGGGTTTATTTTAACAACTCGACAACATCGATAACGACTTTGTCGGGTGGGGTCGAGTTGCAACCGAGAACCGCCTATATTGTTGTTAACGGAAGTTCGGACGAAATAGCAAGTACTTACGCAAAGTATATGTCCGCACCGACACAGAACGCACCAAACGCAAGCGACACGGGAACACCCACGACTGTAGAAATCTACATCACGGCAAGCGGAGGAGACGCAGAAATTCCCGAAGGCACATATTTCATCTATGATAACGTTCAGTTTACAATTGACGAAGCGATAACAGTTGCGGACGGAGAAACGGAATCCGTAGGATTCACGGCAAACGAAGTGGGAGCGATAACGATTCCTGCCAATTCCGTAACAAGTTTTTCAGACGTTATCGAAAACGTCAGTAACATAACGAACGCAAAATCTGTCGAGGGATTGAATAAAACCGCATACAAACAAGAGTATATCACTAAAAGCGGACAGTCTATTGATATATATTATGACACGGCAACAAACGTGCAGATTTTTGTAAAAGTCGTATTGGCGAAAGGCGAGAATAACGACTCCGAACAGATAAGGAATCAAGTAAAAAGGGATTTGATTTCCTCATCGGCAGAATGGGTGATAGGACAAGACGTTACATCTTTGATAACATCATCCCCTTTCATTGATTGCTCTTATACGGAGGTCGCTTATACGTTGGTGAGTACAGACGGAGAAACATGGGGAAACAGAATTGAAACGGCTTGTAATTCCATTCCTCATGTTTCGGATTCAACGATTATTATTGAGAGTTTGACATGACACAATCGAAATATCTACCCAAACAGATGAACGGTTCTATTGTTAATGCGTATATGCAAGCACTTGAAGACCGTTTGGAAAATGCGAAGACAATATGCGACTATTTGCACGGCTTGTCGATTACAACAGCACAAGAAACGGAACTTGAAAACATCGGAAAACTGATAGGATATCCACGTCCGTTAGTTCCGATGGGATTTGAGCAAGAAAACGTTTTTATTTTTACGGAATCATGCATTATTGATAATACGATAGGTTTTTCTGCAATATCTTCGGAAGTTGGCGGACGATTCGTTTCATCGACATCGACATCAAGTAATTACATGAATCTCGGATTGTATAGAAGCGTATTGGATAAAATCGCATACATAAAACGTTATGGAGTTACATTGTATTCGATTGATAAGATAGCGTCTTTGATTTCAAAAAATTACACAATCTATTATGATGAAAATCAAGATATTGTTATCCATTTTTCAGAATATATCGGATATCAGAATCTATGGTTGTTGTCGAATCTGTTTTATAAGTTCGTGTCCTTACCACAAGTTCACATCATAACGGATTCAGAATAAAATTGTTTCATGTGAAACACAAAGGAGCGTAAAAGATGAACAATGTAACAACTTTTGATAACTACCCTCCGTTTGCGACCAACGGAAGTCGAAATATGAACACAGAATCCGCAAAATATGCGGTGGGATTTCTTGAGGGGGAGACTTTCCCTGCGGAATGGGCTAATTATCTGTTTCACGGAGCGACAAAGGGTGTTTCAGACTTAAACACGGCAGTACAGTCCATTTGGAAAGAAAACATAAACGTCATTCAAGGGAGCGGACAAACACCGAGTTCTTCGGACAACACGCAATTAAAAACTGCTATTGAATTGATGATTCAAAATGCTGTATTGACGGCTAACGCTCAAGTTTTGGCGCAGGCGAAATTGGACGCTCACCCCGTTGGTTCTCTTTATTGGAGTTCAGACCCGACAGACCCGTCCACTCTGTTTGGTGGCACATGGGTTCGGATAAAAGACCGCTTTGTTTTGGCGGCAGGCGATACATACACGACAGTCCCCGAAGGAAATGCGACAAGCGGAGACGGAGTTGGCGGAAGTGCGACCGTGCAGTTGACAGAATCCAACTTACCTGCACACAACCATAAACTTAATGGTAATAATACATCTTCGGAAGGGACGACTACTACCGCAGGGATTAGACATTCGGGAAATACGGGAAGTATGAACAGTAATAGTTCGGGAATGGTGGATATGAGAGGAGTAGAATATGAAGGAAGTCATTCATCGGGTAATATCACAATCACTCAAGGGGATGCAGGCTATGGTGGAGGTCATTCGACACAAGCAAATATTCGATTGTATATAAATGTATCACATACTCACTCTCTCCCAGCCTCATATATTTATGGAAATACAGATACCACGGGTTCTGACACTCCATTTAACGTAATGAATCCCTACATCGTGAAATTCTGTTGGGAAAGGACTGCTTAGGCAGTGCGCTCCCAACAATACTTGACTATATACGGAGGCATGATGTCGACAGCGGAAGCGGTGCCGTTGCCGTTTCCCGTTGTGCCACTGAAAGAATGAGTATGTTGGAGATTTGGACTGTTTGTATATCCCGTAACTGTTTTTGTTCCGCTCCTATAATTATCTCCGCAAAATCTAGCGTCATTTATGTCCCTGTTAAACAAATCACCTCCATATATAGGCAATGTCATCGAATGGGAATGTGTCCATTCACTTCCAGTTCCGCTAACATTTCCCGTAGTTCCACTGAAAGAATGTGTATGTGCAGGTAAGTTGGATTCTGTCTACTCGCTTTTCCGTATTTGAGAAAGGATTGCATAAGTTTATAAAGCCATGCTAAAGATAGATTTTTTCAGCATGGCTTTTTAGATATTCATTCTATGTTTGTTTTTAGGCTAGGCTTTAATCACCTAGCCTTTTTTATCATCTATTTCATTTCCTCAAGTTGTTTTTCGATGTTCTTGATTGCAAGCCATTTCGGAATTTTTGCGTTGCAACCACCCCCGCAATAAGAGAAACTCATTCTGCGAGGAACCCAAAAATAAATGATGGTTGTTTTATCTTTGTCGCTCCACCCCTCTTCCCTTGTTCCAAAATCAACGCAGAACAACGAAACTTTAACGGCTTTTTCAGTTGACGGATAACGCAACTCATTTACAAAAACATATTTAGAATCATTTGATTCAAGATATGTTTTGTAAGTTGTTAAGCAATGTTTGATTTCAGCAGTTGTCATAATAATCACCTCGTTTGTTTAGTTTGTTTTATTTGGGTTGGCTTTAATCGCTCGCCTTATGGTTATAAGATACCATACTATAAAAATATCGTCAATAAGTTTTTAATAAATCTTTGTAATTTTTTTTTCTTCAAAATTAAAATGTAATTCCGTGTCCGCTCCATGTTCTTGAAATTGTTCTGCGTTTTCCGCTATTGCATGAATCAGCATTTCAATGTTTTTTTTGTTGTACAGTCGTAACATTCCGAATGTTATTGAATGTCTTTGAAAGTAATCATCAATATCATTCAAGGCTTGTTGATATGCCGTGCGTTTTGCTGTTTCAATCTGTTCTGCTGTTATCATTTGCCTATCTCTAAACTTCCATTTCTTTCTGCAACGTCTTTCAAATCGAAGAAATCCGAATCGCTTCTAACAATCCTATAAATGACATATTCGAGGGCATCGCATATATGGTCGGGTGCGTCCTCACCTTTGCCTTTTTCGGGTTGTCCTAAATCGTTGTAGGCTCTTACTTTCAACGCTTCAGACAACATATCACAAGATTTAATGTTAAATATTTTCAACCGCCCCAACTTGAACAGTTTGTTTATGTAGAAAACACGGTCGAGGATTCGGGGGTTACTGTTTCCGATTCGGCACTCAATCCCATTATCAATTATTTCTTGTCTGTAGCCTTTCAAGATTTCTTTAGAGGAGGAATCGGGAAACCATAGAATGTGATTGTCTTTGTAAGCCGTCCGCATGATAGAGGGCGCACCACCGATTTCCTTGAAACTCCACGCATTGACGATATAAAGAATCTTGTCTTTCTTGACAACGGCACAAGCCTTTGAAAATCCGCTATTCAAATCTTGACCGATGAGAACATCAAAACTTTTATCAATCTCGAACGGTTCACATCTGTGTTTCTCTTCGTCAAAATCCGAGTATACACGTCCGCTCTGTAGGTTGACGAAATACCCTTCAAGAAAAGCGAGCCGTTCGTTTTCGTCATAAATTGCATACAGATTTTTTACATAATTTTCGGACAAAGACGTGTTATTTTTTGTAAGTCCTCGAACCATGACGTAGGGGATTTTTGTCCGTTTCATCTGTGAGATGATTTTATACAATCCCCGATAGCCGTGAACAGTCGAGAAGTACATGACGAACGGCTTCCGCCCGTCGGGGAGTGTGATTCTTGTTCGCTCTGAAAGTGCCTTGTGTGCTTCGAGGGCTTTTGTTTCGGGGAGTTCGTCTATCTCATCGCAAAGCGTTATATTGACGTTAGCTCCGTATATTTCATTCGGTTGACCCGTTGCGATACAGAGAAAACGAATCGTTCCGATTTCAATAACACCGTCTTGTTGATTGTATTTGTATTCCGATTTCGTCTTTGAAAGAATCCGCTCCAAGTCAAGAATGACAGTTTTCCGCAGAAGCGTTATTGTCGTGGAGCATAAAGCCACCGTTATTTCCTTGCCTTGGTATTTCTTGCAAATCGCAATAATCATCAGCACGATTGAGAAAGATTTCCCGCAACCATAACCGCCCGCAAGTGCGAAATAGGAAATATCGGGATAAGCGAACGGTGCGGATATTATTTGTTTTTGATGAATAAACGGTTCTATCATTTTAAACCTCGGATTTGATAGAACAGTTTATCACATCTTCCGCCCCCTTAAAATCACCCTAGCCTTTTTTCGGGGCTAGGGCTTTTCTGCTTATCTGTCGAATTTGCTTAACAGAACGTCAAGAACTGCGGTCTTCTTCTTGCGTCTTTAGACAAGCACCAACGAGAATGAACACATTCTGTTTCGTTAGTGAATGGGTCATAGACCTCGAAACGAATTTCACAGATGTAATCATCTATGTAATAGAATGAATCGGGTGAAACTTCAACACCTACACCAAGCAACCTTTCTGCCAATTTGTTGATGAAGAAGTTAATCGCCTTGTTTACCCTTTTGTCCTCTGTGTAAATTTTTGTTGTTTTCATTTTGTTTACCTCGTTTGTTTTAGTTTGGCTCGGCTTGTTTGCCGTTCCTTATGGTTATAATACTAAAACAAACGGGATAAAATGTCAATAGTTTTTTTTGTAAAAATATTTTATTTTTATTTGTTTATCTCCACTGTCGGGGATTCCTGCAATTTATCTGCCGTGAGGAAATCCCCCGAAAGATTGATGTTCAATGGGTCTTTGTTGTCATTGTGAACGACAACCTCATTCCCGAATTTATCACGCAAAACACGCTCCAACCACCATTTAGCCGTCTTAACGTCTCCTTTTTTGATAGCCTTGCGAATTATCTGAATACAATCTTTTGATATTTCGGTTGTCTTAAAGTTCAAATATTCTTCAAGGTTGTATTTCTGAATGTAACTTTTTGCCGTGTCATGAGTGCATTTTCCGCTTTTGGAGAACATAACCGCCAAATAGGTGGCAACGCTATTGTATGTATAATCCGAGTTGTCAATTGCTTCGATTATCTGCTCTCGTGTAAAACCTTTGTTCTTTGGCATTTTTTTAACCTCCAATTTACATTATATCGTTTTTTGTGTTATCAATCGCAACTGTTCTGCGGATAAAATCCAAACTCTTTTGAAAATCTTTCGGAGCGGAATGTTTTCGGCAATAATCGATTGCCTCCGATTCGGGAACGTCGCCCTCAATCGTCATGATTGCGTAGCGTTCCTCGATTTCGTATGCGTCCGACAAGTCAAATATCGTCGAACACTGTGTCCTCAAGTCTATAGCCCACCCTCCTGTACTCCTCGTACACTTTTTTCCAGATGATTTCGCACTGTCTTCTTTCCTGTGGAAAATACACGGCCATGATGTCGAGTTGCCGTTGCAAGTCGGTGCTGTATGGACACCCCTTGCACCCCGTCCGCTTGAAGTTGAACGGCGGATAGTAGAGTTTGCAGAGTTCCAGTCTGTAGACCTTCACAAACTCGTCCACCCAATCATTCGACACGATTAACAAAGGGTGGAACTTGTGTAGCTGTGTTTTTCCCTCGTCGTAGAAAACAGCGCATGAAGACACGCTTTTCCTCAAGCCACCCTCGTCCTGTCGGATTCCAGTCATGGAAATCGGTCGTCCATTTTCTCCCGCCCATTTTTCCGCAGGGTGCTTTTTCAGTTCGTAACAGCATTTGTCCGAAACTTTCAGATTGAACTTGTCGGAAAAGTTGTATTTCAAAACGCTCGGACAAAGAAAATTCCTCTTCGTTCCTTTCCCTACATAGTTCAAAACTGTTTTAGTCTCTCCGCTTCTTTGGAACAGCGCGACTTTCTGCGAATGTTCCTTCGACTTGAACGGATATCCGCAACTTTCAAGCATAGCCCTGATGTTCTTCGTCGGACGTATGATTTCAAGCCGATTGTCCTTCTTTCCGAAGTCTACGACGAAATCCCTTATCGCCCTGTAGTCGATTCCCGTGTCGATGTACACTCTCGGAATCTTGTTTTCAGGAAGAGCCAAATCAACGAGTTTCGACAAAACCGTTGAATCCTTTCCTCCACTGAACGAGATGTAGGACTTGTTTTCCAAATCATACATTTCATTCATGGACACGATTTTCTGCACTCTGTCAGAAAGCAAAAACTCAAAATCCGTCACGCTTACCGTATACGCAAGAGTCTTGTATACACGGATTTATTTACTTGCTCTAAGCCACGGTTTCAAAAATTACGATTCGCACCACATCTCGCGGAATCAACTCGGTCTACCGAGAATCTAAGCGTTTTCCTCCCTTGATAAGATTTCTATCGAATTGAAAATCATTTCAGATTCTCCTCAATCAGCTTTTTCTGTTGTCAATTCGTTCATGTTACCTCCCTAAAAAAGAACATCCGTTCTTTCTCTGTTGAATTTTTCCACTTGATGATTCGGCACGAATATTCTTTCTTTGACAATCGCCCCGCCACCCAATCCTCGATTTATTTCAACTTCAAAAACTTTTGTGAACTTGTCTTTCGGCATATCATAAGACGAAATCAAAACAAGCTCCGTCTGTCTACTACACCAATCAAAAAACTCGGCATAATTAAAATCCCCGACAGAATATTGTTCTGTATTTTCATAGGGTATATCGCAATAAACGACAGAATCTTTTTCAATCGGAACTTCTCTGTAATCCCGATTGTACAGCGTCAATCTGTTCATCATCGGTTTTAGTTCCGTCAATGCGTTTATTCGTGTCTGTCGGCCTGTCGTATCCAATCTGTCGAATCTATGATTGAGCTTCGCCAAAACTTTCAACGATTGATATTTATCAAAATCAGTTCCTAAAACAGCAGTCAACTCTTCAAACGTTTTCGACAGATTCAGATAATTTTTTATTTTTTCATACGCTTCTACAGTCGGAATCTCCCATTGAGATTTTCCGAAATAGTGCCCCGCCATTCCTTTAGTTCCTAGCAGTCTGTCAATATCCACGTTCCTTTTGTTCGCCTTTTTCAATCCCTCGCAAAGGTACAGTCTAATAGATTCGCCTTTGTCTTTCATGTTGGCTTCGATTTTCTCGATATTGGGTTTTATTTCGTTCCTCGGCATGACTTTCCCGAATGTTTTTTCTGTGTACCATTCAGTGTACATATTTAAAACGTCATCTTTATCATCAAGTGAATCGCACCCGAACGCACGCAATAGAGAAGAGTCCCCGAAAACTTTGTAATAATATACGGCTTTTTTCAAATCTTCGATTTCTTTTGCGTATAGATACATCTCGCCTTTATACGAAAAGCTCCACACATATTTGATAAACGGGTCGTTTTCTTTCTTTGTAAGAAAAGTTTCACGTGAAACATACTCGTTCCGATTTTTATATTCTCCATTGACGGCATTTACAAACAAATCTTGAATCTGTTTGTTCAAATCGTTCGAGATTATTTCCATGTCCGTATGCAATAAGGCATAATGAGTAACCGCCAAACCGCCATGAAACAAATCATAAAAACGCTTCTTTTGTGGGATAATGTCAAAAAAATCTTCAACAAATCTGCCTTTGCTCCCCATGTAAGGCAAGCCGTAAATCTTATTCATGTTCGCTCCATTCCGTTCCGTATCTGTCAATTATGATTTTGAAATCTTCTAAATCATGTTTGCGAACAGAATAGACTTCGCCATTGTCGCCATAATCAATCCCGATATGCAACAACTCATGAAACAACAGAATTTCTATCTGTTTCTCGCTCATTCCGTAAACGTTCGGTTCATAGACTGTAATGGCGAAGTCGTAGTTTATAGCCCATTGATTCTTTGATTGAATCTTTTCGCATTCGCCTAAAACCAGTTTTTCTTTATCCGCCTTTTTCGGCAAATCGGATTCAAGAAAAACGACACGCACCGAACTGTCTTTGATGTATGACAATTCGGCTTCCGTGTCTATCAAGTGCAACGCTATTTTTCTGTACTCTTCGTTAATCTTCCGTGTTTCCATTTGTTTATTTTTCAAATCTTGGTATCTCGCACCATGCAACAATGTCTTTGTGTGGATTTTTGAAACCATTGATAACCGTATAACCGTCAATCTTGCCTAAACTCCAATACACAACGAAAAGTCCTTCTCCTTTCGGGAGGTCGTCGGGATTCTTCCGCAAGTCGTGCCACTTCGGTCTGCTAGCTCTAAGGCCTGCGAGAAAGGCTTGTTTAACAGTTACACTACTTACTTCTTTGGCATACTCTGTTTTATCTTCTCTTTTTGCAACTTCATAATGAATATGATTATGAATATATACATCCGCCATTTCTTCATCTGTCATTCTGATACCTCCTTAAATCATGTGCCATATTTTGTTTGTTGCCTCGTTTATCAGTCCATGAGGGATACTGTATGCAAGATAATTTTTGACACCCTCCAGCTTATTTCGGAGTTCTGCGTTTTCCTTTTCAAGTTCGGCTATCCGCTCCATAGCATTTTTCAGAGTCTCTGTGTTATCCGTCCGAATTTCTTCATCTGTCATTTTCTTTTATTTCCTTATATCCCTAGCCCCGAAAGGCTAGGGGGTATTGTTTTCAGTCTTTAAGGTTTTCGGCTTGCCATGCCTTAACTAATTCTTTGTGTTTCTTCTTGTTTTCCTCTACCCAATCCATAATGATTTCATTACATTCGGGGCTTCCAAAAACTGCTGACAATGCGGAGTCGATTACCTCGGATTTCGATATGTTCAATTCCTCGCATTTTTTGTTTATCGCTTCAAAAAGTGGAGGATATACGCAGTAGCACATCGTCAATTTTTGATAGCCACTCGGCTTCCGTCCTCTTCTCTCTCCCTCTTTTCTCACGGAAGGTCTGCGTCCGTTTTTTGATTCTTTTTCCATTTGTCTGTCTCCTATTTCTTTTTTCGGTTTTTGAATCCCTTACGATTAAGTTTGAGTTCTTCTCCATCGCTTGTTTGTTTGATGATTTAATTGTATAGCAAAATAAAAAATCATGTCAATTATTTTTTATTTATATTTCAAAAGTTTCGATTCATAGATTTTTTTAGCAAGTTTCAGACATTCGCACGGATTCTGCGAAATATCCAAACTTGCATTACAAGCAAGCGAACAGACATAACCCATGTTCAGCGGAGAATCTATTACAATATCCCCATACAGTTTTCTGTTTAATTGCGTGTTTCCGATTCTGTGAGCACCTTGCGGTTGTCCGTCTATCAGCGGTCGTCCGCAAACTTCGCACACACCGCCCGAAACCGCTAGAGCATATTTTCTTTGGTTGATTTGTTTTTCGTTCACTTTTTTTGACCCTCTATCATCTTGCGGATAAAATCCACACCCCTTTGGAAAACGACTGTTTTAAGATTGATTTTCTGCGTTCCGTCAGGAAGATTGAAAGATGTTTCAATTATCCGAAAATATCCGCAGTCTACATATTTTTGATATGGTTGATTATGTTCGTTCAGAATCTTTTTATTTCTCAAGATTTCAAACAACTTGTTTCTGCCGATATTCTTGACGTTGAGAATCTTCGCACATTGTCCGATGTCGATACAGTCGGCAGATTCTGTTACTCGGTCGTAAAAATCGACTTTCGGAGCGTCCTCGGCTATCTTCATCTGTTGAGTTTCGATTGTCGCTTTGTATTCGGCTTCTTTCCTGTCATACAGTCTTTTTAAATCCGCCAATGCAACCATTGCATTATTGAGGATTTCGAGGTCTGTTGTTGTGTTTTTAACTGTCGAGGTAACCTCGACAGTTTGATGTGCTAGAACCGATGAATTATTTTTCAATTCTTTTGAAATTGCCGACACTTCAATCTCGGTTAAATATGTCGTTTTACCATGTTTTAATTTATTTGGCATTATGCGTTTTATGCAATTATTTATAGTGTCATAAGATACACCCAACGCTTCCGCAACTTCTTTAATTGTCATTGTTTTTTCTGTTGTCAATTCGTTCATATTAACCCCCTATCAACATTCTTTTAAAACTATCCCCAACTCACCTGCAAGGATATGCACCGCTTCGATGAGTTTTGAACATTCTTCAATCGAAGAATCACGTTCACGCAACGGAACGATTCTCCGCCCTATCTGCTTGTAAGGATAGCCGAGATATTGCACGGCAGTCTCTTTCACTGCGTTTTTTACACTGTCATAGTCGTTTCCCGTTTCTTGACATATTTGCATGATATGTGCGTTCAGATGATGATTTTGACTGTCAGCACCTACCGTTCTCGGCTTTTTCGGTTTTTGCATGGTAACAAGTGCGAAACCGCCCGCCTTTTCAATCTTTTCAAGTTCTTGCAGAATCTTTTCTTTCGCACCCTCGTTTGACGGAAGCGTCAATCTAATTTCATTGTTTGACGCTTCGCACTTCATCACATATTCAATCATTTATCCCCCCCATTTTTTTTCATAAATCGTATCTAATCTTTATTTCAGAAACCCAAGAAGGCTCTTCACGAAAGTTCCAGTCCCCAAAATCAGAGGAATATTTTCGGAGTTTTTCCACTAATTCCCGATTAGGGATTTCTCCGCCATAACAATTCAATCTCCTTTGGGCTTCCATTATGTCAGTCCTGAGCTTCTCGTTATAAATCACAGCTTCGGTGTTTCCACAATACAGAAGCCATGCGAGAAGCTTTGCACAAAAATCATCACTAATTATTTTTAGACCGCATTGATTGGCGGTTTTTACCAGGTCTTCATACATCGCCATAGTGTCGTCCTATCGATTTTCAAAATTCTTGCAATCTGCGCCTTCGGGATTCCTTTTTGTAACTGCTCTTTTATCCAATCCTCTTTTCCCGTTATCTTGTTGTAAGAATTTTTACTTCCCTTTATCCTCCCAATATGCACCCCCTGCGCTTTCCGCAATGCAAGAGCCTCTTTTGTCCGCCGTGAAATCATCTCGCGCTCGATTTCCGCACTCAAGCCAAACGCAAAAGCCATGACCTTGCTCTGTATGTCGTTTCCGAGAGTGTAGCCGTCCTTCGCCGTCATTATCGTGACTCCGTTGTTCATGCAATATTCGAGTATTCGGAAAATCATGAAGAGAGACCTTCCAAGTCTCGAAATTTCGCCCGCCAACAAAACATCGCCGCGCTTCAATTTCCCCAAGAGTTTTCCCAATTCCCGCTTTTCAGGCTCAACAGTTCCGCTAACCCCCTCATCGTCTATATACTCGTCGATGTGCAGTCCTCTTGCCGTCGCAAGTGCGTCAACTCCTACACGTTGATTCTGCCCGTCCTGTTT